CAGAGACACAGTAAAGAAAGGCTCAATATCAGTAAACTCATCAGGCACAACCTACAACACCACATCAGACATTCGCCTAAAGACCGACATCACACCAATCGCTGATGCCACCAACAAACTGATGGCGATAAACGCTGTCACCCACAAGTGGAAGGCAGACCCTGACGCTGATGCGGTGGTTGGCTTTATCGCACAGGAGATGGCAGAGATTGTGCCAGAGGCTGTAAGCAAGGGCGATGCCGAAGATGATATGTGGTCTATGGACTACGGACGCATCACGCCTGTGCTGGTAGCGGCATTGCAGGATGCAAATAAGAAGATTGAACAACTTGAACAGCGCATTGCTGATATGGAGAATAACTAATGGCTGTAACATTAAGCAACAATGGCTTAACGCTAGGTTCAACTACGATTAATGATTGGGATGATGTTGGCGGCAGTGGTATTGCAACGCATTGGATTAGATTTATAGGTACTGGAACAGTAGCAATTCGTGACAGCCTAAATGCGTCAAGTTTAACTGATAATGGAACTGGAGATTACACTGTGTCATTCACCGACAATCTAAGTAATGCAAATTATGGGTTGGTTATAGGTGAGGGAGATTGGCGTAATGTTGGAGTAATAAACGAAGCGGCTATAACATCATCTGATTATGATATTTTAAGCCGCGCACCGAGCAATGCTAGTTTCTTAGATTCAAGTGTAAATTCTGTAGCAGTTTACGGAGACCTCGCCTAATGCAGACACCAGAGTTTCAAGGCACACACCTGTTTGACAGACTGTGCTGGGCAAAGAAAAACCTAGATGGTGTTCAGTCTGACTATCGTGTAGTCTATGAGGACAGCGTTGATGAGTGCGCCAAGATACTTGTGGCTGATAGTAACTGGATGGCGTGTGCGCTACAGGGCGGTATCCTGCCCCCTGTCGAAGTGTACTGGGAACTAGCAAAAGATGAAGCACAACCAGATTTCAAGAAGCACACTCGTGGCTACCTGTTACATGACACCAAGCCTATTGATGCTATGACCGAAGAACAGGCTATTGAATACCTGATTATGAAAGATTGCCCTGCATCTGTATGGCAGAACTGGAATCAAGGCAATAAACCTAAGATAGTTATCTGCCGCAAAGAACAGCTACCAAGCACACGTGAGTGGCGCAATGCTTGGAAGATATCTGAAGATATCAATGCTACTGATTTAGCCGCATAAGGAGAAACAACAATGGTTGTAACAACATACATCGTAGACAAGGATGGTAATCAAGCAGATGCCGTAAATGTTACCACGCCTTCTAACCGCTACTTTCGTGATGCTTGGTCACTGTCTGGCGATGTCATTACCGAAGACCTAGATGTTGCAAAGGAAATCTTCAAAGATAAAATTCGTGAGGTTCGTAAGCCTTTACTTGAGGCTGAAGATGTTGCGTACATAAAAGCATTAGAAGATGACGATGCCACAGCAAAGGCAATAAGCAAGGCCAAGAAAGACAACTTGCGTGATGCCCCAGCCGCTTCTGCTATTGATGCGGCGACAGACATCACTGGTCTCAAAGCAACTTGGGATAGTGACCTTCTTGGCGATAGCCCATACACATAAGGATTGAAAAATGACTAACACATACACTTGGGATTACCCACAAATCGATACAGCACCAACAGAAAACAGCTTAAGTGATGTTGCTAAAACAATTCACTGGCGTTGCACAGCCACAAGCGACACAGAAACTAACGAAGAAGGCCAGCCGCTTTCTGTTTCAGCATACGGCACAGCAGGGGCTGGTGAGGCTAACGCTGACAACTTTGTGGCGTTTGATGACATAACAAAAGACTGGTGCAAAGAGAAGGTTCTGGCTGGCTTGGACAAGACTGAGGCTGAACTACAGTCAATGCTTGATGAGCAAATCCAGAATCTTGTAACACCGCCAATCGTAGGCAAAGTACCTGCTGGCTGGTCAGCTTAATATGGATACGCAAGGTCAATTAGATGCTCATGAGCGAGAATGTGCAGTGCGTTATAGTGCAGTACAGGAAAAACTAGATGGCTTAGACAAACGCTTATGGCGACTTGAAGCTATGATAATGGGGTCAACGATTATTGTTGTTGGCCTTGCTGCCTCACTACTTATGAAAATATAAGGAGATAAGTATGATTGGACTACCAGTAGTAGATGCTATTAGTATTACTCTTAGTGTTATTATTATAATGATGTTAAAGAAATGATGCATGTATTTCTCCTTCTAGTGTATCTAGGTACAGGAGAAAATAGAAAACTAACTAGCGGAGATATGTACTTTCGTGATGTAAACGATTGTAATTACTTCGCTAGTAGAGTTACCAAAGCTTATGGTAACTATCAATACTCTACTCTTATAGACCCTAAAGACAGAGTAACAGCATACTGCGTACCTAAATACGTAAACTCAGAGGATGTAAAAATATATTAGATGCCCCCACGTAATCATAAACAATGGACTAAAACCCCTAACATAGAACACATCAACTCGCTTATCTACTCTGATTACTCTTTATATGAACAAGAAATAGAAAAGATATTTTCTAAAGTCTGGATTCCTATGTGTCATATTAGTGAAATGCGTAATGTAGGAGACTTTAGAACCACAGAAATTGCTGGGGTTCATGTAATTGCGTGGAATACTGGTGATGAGGTAAAAGCAAAAAGAGATACTGGGGTATATAAATTATCAGGTAACATGGATATACTTACAACTGGTTTTCCACTACATTGTGAAGTAAAACACGGTGGTATGGTATGGGTTACTTTAGATCCTAATCCTACTCAGAGTGTAGAAGAGTGGACTTGTGGTGCATTTGATTGCATTGCTGATGCGATCGATACTGAAGAAATGGAAGTTTTCCATTATCACAAGTCAATCATTGATACTAACTACAAGCTTTGGCATGACACCAATAGTGAATTTTATCATGATTTCATGCATTACCATAATCGTGTGACAGGGTTTAACGATGCTTATTTTGCACGTAAAAACATCCCATTTGATAATGGTCATGTAAATGTCAGCAGCTTCACAGTGCAGTATGAAGAATATGAAGGCTTCGAAGATAGAGGCGAGTTGTCTTTCCCTAACTTGCCACCTAACCAGTGGTACATGGTAGATCTGTTCCCAGGCTTTAACTTTAATCTCAGAGGCAGCGCATATCGTACTGATAGTGTAACACCACTAGCTCCTAATAAAGTTCTTATAGAATTTAGGGGTTATGGTCTTAGATCAGACACACCAGCAGAACGTAACATACGTATTAAGCATCACAACTCTATATGGGGAGCTTTTGGACGTAACCTACATGAAGACCTTATCGGTGTAGCAGGACAGGGTACTACTATGCGTCCTAATACAGAGCCTCGCCATATCCTACACGGACGACACGAGGGTGGTACTATTCACGATGAAGTGGGTATGCGTCACTACTACGCTGAATGGTCTAAGTGGATGGGCGTAGATGCCTCTAACCCTCTTGTAAAAAAGGCAGCATGATATGATAGACCCAATTAGTGCCTTTAGTACAATATGTGCAGGACATGCTGCCTTGAAAGGACAAGCGTCTCTGGCGTCTTGAAGCCATGGTCATGGGTTCAACGATTGTTATTGTTGGTCTCGCAGGCTCATTGCTGATGAAGCTATAATCCAAGGAAGCACAATGAATGAACTTAATATCATCGACCTCATCGAGCATGAGGACGGCTCTGCGACTGTGGTCGTGGAACTGAACGAAGACATCAAATGTAAACTGCTGTCCATTGGTTTGCAAAAACTGATGGCAGACTATCTTGAGGGAGAGCGCAACTCTTAGGAGACGCTCATGTTAGCAGAGTTAGCAGCAGCAAACGCAGCTTTCGCAATAATAAAGAAATGTGTCGAGAATGGTTCTGAACTAGCGAAAGCTGGCAAAGCTATCTCAGACTTCACTCTTAACAAAGACAAAGTTCAGAAAAAAGCAGCATCGAAGGGTAGCAACCTAGACGGCAGCAAGTCTGACCTTGAAGAGTTCCTTGCCCTAGACGAACTTAAGCGCAAAGAAGACGAACTCAGAAGCATGATGCAGCTTTATGGCAGGGCAAATATGTACCCCGATTACGTCAAGTTCTGCGCTGAAGCCAGACGTCAAAGAGCCGAAGCAAAGCGTCTAGCAATCAAAAAACAAGATAACATCCTACTATTTATCTACTGGGCGGCTTGTATCACGGTTGGTGTTTTTGCTCTTGGTCTATTCGTATACATATTATTGGAGGCTAGTAATGTTTAAGACGCTAGTTCTCGTGTGCTCTCTCATAGACCCTACTAATTGCATCGAGATGGAGAACACTCGCCATCCGATACTGACAGAGAAAGCCTGTGTAGCTAGAGCTATGGAGATGGCAAGAGACATAAACAGGTATATGCCGAACTTCAAGGCCATGTCTTACAAGTGTATCCTTTTAAAAAAGAAAACACTGACATGATGACCGCTGAACAGTTTCTTGCTCTTAAGATACTCCCACGGATCATGATGGCGGCTTCAACCTTAATGGCTTGGAACTGTGCCGACTGGTTTATGTCATTAGGTCCATCAGCAACAACACAACAAACAGCTTTTGTGTCCACGATCTGTGGGTGCTTTAGCGGCATGTTTGCTGTCTGGATAAATCATGAAGGAAAGAAATAATGCTTCAAGCACTTATAGGACCTGTAACAGGTTTGCTGGATAAGTTTATTCCAGATGCAGATGAACGAGCAAAGCTAGCACATGAAATAGCTACAATGTCTCAAAGACACGCTCAAGAGCTTGCCAAAGGGCAACTCGAAATAAACAAAGCAGAAGCTCAACACCGTTCTATTTTTGTAGCTGGTTGGCGTCCGTTTTTAGGATGGATTTTAGCAAGCGCAATGGGTTGGCATTTTATATTTGCGCCAGTCACCATGTTTGTCTGCGCGTATCTTGGCGTTCAAATTCCAGAACTACCAGTATTCGACATGGACAGCCTTATGACTGTCTTACTTGGCATGCTTGGTCTCGGTGGTCTTCGCACAGCAGAAAAGATCAAAGGTGTCAGTAAATAATTTATGGAGCAGCACATCGATAAACTACTTGAACAACTAATTAAACACGAAGGCATGGAGTTAAAACCCTATAAATGCACATCAGACAAGTTGACAATAGGCGTTGGTCGGAACCTACAAGACGTTGGCATCACAAAAGAAGAAGCCTTAGTGCTGTTAGAAAACGACGTCAGGAACGTAGAGCAACAACTCAAGCACTACATGCCGTGGTCAGAGACACTAGATCCTGTCCGGCGTGCGGCATTGATCAACTTTGTCTTCAATGTGGGCATAGGAACAGCACTAAAATTCGAAAACGCAATGGCAGCGCTAAAACAGTCGGATTACGACACAGCGGCAGCCGAGCTGCTCAACAGCAGATGGTCCACCCAAGTTGGATCGCGCGCACAAGAGCTGGCAACCCAAATGC